AGCAGGGTTTCGGCGTTGTGGACATGCCCTTACTTCTTGCGGAAAAACCCAATCGCGCAGACCTTTATCTCCAACGTCACACTGGTCAAAAACAGGTTGACAGGGGTTGTTGTCAACCGATAGAATGGTTGACATGTTATTAACTATGTCAAAGTTCGCAAAAGAATCCGGTGTCTCCAGACAGGCTATTTCAAAGGCTGTGAGCGCCGGTGCATTGGTTGCAAGGCCTGATAAAAAGCTTGAAACAGATCATCCAATAAACTCAGAGTACATAAAAAATAAAAATACTGAGTCTTCAAATAATCATGTATCTCAACCAAAAAAGACATCCGGTAATACATCCGGCAGTAAAAATGATAGTCCACATAATGAAAATGATAATCCTATCGACATCGTGGATATAGACGGTGATCTTTCAATTTATAGCAAGTTTGGCCTTGATAGAATTAAAACAATACGCCAGATCAAAAAACTTGAGCTTGAAGATAAAATAAAAAGAGATAGCTTGGTTGAAAAAGCGTTAATTAAAACAGTCTTTGCAAGGCTTATTGAAATCCATATGAACGAATTCTTAACTATAAAAGAAAAACTTATTCCTGATATCTCAGCATTGTTTGAAATATCTGATCCGGATAAAGCAATGGCCGCTGGTGAAAGAATGGATGAAGAACTATGGAAAGTTTTGAATCATATCAAATCCACTTTCAATAAATTTCTTAATGAAATCAAAGAAGGTGAGCTTGATTAATTTATATCCAAATGATATCGATTTTTTTATTGATGAAAACAATAAAATACCAGCCACACCACCACCTAAAAAAATATCTGAATATATCGAGGGGCGTAGAATTATGCCCTCAACAACTCCTTTCCCTGGATTTTGGGAAAATTGGCGAACACACTACGCTGTTGAAATAATGGATAGCCTTTCTCCTTTTTCACCGATTCAATATGTTGATGTTATGGCGGCGGCTCAGGTTGTAAAATCAGCAACAGCGGAAAACGTTATTGCATATTACATGGATGCTTTACCGTCTCCGATTCTTTATGTTTCCGGCACTGATGACCTTCTTTCAAAATGGGGACCGAAAAGACTTGAGCCTTTGATTGATTCAATTGGCATGAGAAATAAAATACATGCTTTCGTTGATAAAAAATCATCCAGGGCATCCGGAGATAAAGCAAAACAGAAATTATTTACCGGTGGATTTCTTGAAATGGCATCCGGTCAATCACCGTCAAGTTTGAGGGCCGATTCAATAAAAATTCTTATTCTTGAAGAGGTTGATTCAGCACCACCACACCTGACAACAGGTGAGGGCCGTTTTGATAAAGTAGCTGAAGCAAGATGTAAGGCTTTTGACTCAAAAAAGAAAATTCTTGCCGTTTCGACTCCGACAACTTTTGATATGTCGTTAATCCACAAAAGATATAAACTTGGTGATCAGCGTCAATATTTAATGCCATGCCCACACTGTAAAAAACCTCAAATACTTGAACGTGGAAATGTTACAGGAAGTCATGGACTCAGGGCAGATCATGAAGCAGGGGAACTTAAGCTCGTTTATTATATTTGTGATCATTGCCACGAAGCCTTTTTTGAATATCATAAAAACTGGATGATCCCCCGGGGCCATTGGGAACCAACTGCAAAAGGCGAAAAAAACAGACGGTCATATCACATTAATAGCCTTTATTCAGCCGTTGGCATGTATTCATGGATAAGTTATTGGAAAGAATACAAAGAAGCATTACAAGATCCTGAAGGAATGAGATCATTTATAAACCTTCAAGACGGATTGCCCTATAAAGAATCAGGATCCAGACCAAAGCTTGAAAAAGTTATTGAGCTCCGCGGTAATTATGATGAAGGAACGGTACCGGACGATGTTTTATATCTAACAGTTGGCGTTGATGTTCAGCGGGGACGTGATAATGACGATAATTACCCGGCAAGGCTTGAACTTGAGGTTTTGGGCGTTGGCTCAAAATATAGAACATGGTCAATAACATATAAGGTTATTGTTGGGGCCATTAATGATCCGTATTCCGGGGCATGGGAAAAACTAAACGATTGGGCTGCATCTGGTGGTTTATCTTTCAGGAAAAAATCCGGTTATGCAATGAATCCGGTTATGATTTTTATTGATTCTGGTTTTGAACAATCAACAGTCTTTGATTTTTGCAAGCGGTGGCAAAGTACCTACCCGATCAAAGGTTTTAAAACTCTACTCAGGAAAAAGAATGAAAAAGCAGACCGTGACGAAGCAGGGCCATTAAATACGAAAAGATACCGGCCTGTAAAAACCGGTGGTGGTACAATCGTTTACGATATCGCAACGAATTATTATAAGAATAGCATTTACAATAACCTGAATATTCAAAGGCAAAATACAGAACAGCAAAAGCCAGGGTTTTGCGATTTTCCGATAACGTATGGCGAGAAGTATTTTAAGGGGCTTACTGCAGAGGAAAAACTGGCAGACAGAACATTTTATTTACCTCGTGGCCGGGATAATGAGCAACTTGATACCAGAGTTTATAGTTTATGCGCTGCAGATGTTTATCTCGATGCAAAAGTTATGGAATTTAAAGTCGCTGCAAAAGTAAACGGAGCAACTACTGATGAGTTACTCCGTATTAATCATAGATTTATTATTGATGTGCTTGAATCTAAGAATAAGGATACTTTGATTGTTAAGTGATTTTATTTTAATTTATTAATAGTTCCATACAAAAAAATAATAGTTGTTTGGGCCTCCTTGTTTTACGCCATTAATTTCGTGAACGCTACCCTTTCCGATGCATTTTACGTTCATGTCTGAATAAGATTATTTATCTTCTGAGCAAAAATCGTAATACAAAACTTTTCCGTTTATTATAGCGTATTTTTCATCTTTTATTGTCTTCATATTTACACCCTTGCCTTTAAATTTTTTATATGATATTGCGTAATTAATCCTTGTAGTTAATTGTTTTAAGAATCCCGCTACTGTCCCCAGCGGGATTCTTTTTTGTTAAAGTCCCATAATTTCATGATGAAGTTCAATAGGCACCCCTATCGAATGTAGCAGGAAGTGTTTAATTTCATGAACGATAACCTTTGGGCCACATCCGACAGTTAAATGAACCGTTTTTGTAATAGGGTTATACCATCCTTTGAACTCTTTGCTTAATCCAAGTGTAAATTGCAACATTTTGGGTGAAGAATGAATAACAACCATAGGCTGTTTTACATTATCACCGATCGGGTACCCTTTCGCCTCTAAATACGATATTGCCATATTGAAAGCGAACGCCTGATGATTATCGTTTTTGATGTTGAAGTTAACCGGAATCATGGTTTTACAACCGATCATAGTAGCCAGTAATAATACGATTAATATTCTTTTCACTTTTCAATCTCCTTTAATTTTCTAATACCTTCCATAACAGCGCATGATTGCGTCAATCTATTTTCATTTGCTACTTCTTTTATTTCTTCAATTTCAGATTTTGTGAATTTTCCTGAAAATGGTTCATTTCTTACACGGCCTGTTGCTTTTCTGCCCTGCCGTCCGTGCTTTCCTCTGCCGTCTGTTTCTTTCATTTACTTACAATCTCCGAATAAAAACACCAGTCATTAACACCCATGCAGTTATATTTACTATCTTCAATATTATAAACCATCTGCATACCGCAAGCAATCTGCCTTTCGTGTTCCATTTCGTATGCGTCATTCTTTTCAGCGTTGTCCATTATTACCTCCGATTCCATTTTTTGTATTTTATAAGATCGTTAGGCTTTTTTTTACCGGTTATATTTTCAAGATAATCAAGAAAAAGACCGGCCACAATTATTATAACAATTATTGAAATAAATATTCCCAATGGTGACATTAAGAACTCTCCCTTTCAGCAATTTTCAACATTGAATTTACAAGGCGCTCAGATCTTGAGCCACCTTCACGATACCATTTTGACAAACTGTTTCCTTTTGCGCTGACATATTTCATTTCAACAGCAGCACTTTCATAATATCTTAATTCTAAAGCCTTAAAAAAGTTCGGCCACTTTTTAGGGTTAAACCTTGCAGTTCCTATATTATAAGCAAGATTCAATATTATCGCCTGAACATCATATGGATGTTGCAAAATATTAACACCATGATTATCAATTTCTGCACCCAACTGGCTGAGAAAGGCATCAAATTTTAGTTCGAAAAAATCAGCAAGGCCAAACCCATGAGAAACACAATCTTTCATCAATTCAAGGTCTTTTTTTGTCGGTGGATTTGCCTCAAGATTCCAGCCGACTCCGATGGTTAGTTTTCCGGATTTGCAGAGATATGGATCAATCCTGATACCGCCCTCGTCTTTTCTGATGTTGTCTATTGTTTCGGTTATGTTTTCCATGTTTTCCCTTTTATATTTCGACGGTGGTAAATTTACCGCAAGTGTCATTTAAATTTTTGTCGTTATGCGAATAAATATCAAGCCTGCATGAACCATAATCACACATTTCACTAAATATATCAGAATAAAACTGGTCAAATGCTCCGCAATTCTCACAGATTTTTATTTCTTTTAATTCTGCGATAAGCCCATTAACAAGATCAATAAATTCATTTGCCTCTTCACGATCTTCACCGATTATAAGACCGTCAAAACCATTTCCTTTTATTGTAGGATTTTTATCATCGACATAATATTTTACAAAAAACTTTTCCATCACATCCTTCAATGGTTCGTTGTATCGGTGTGACTTTTTCATTTGTCTTTTTCTCCTTTGCCCGGAGCTACCCGGGCTTGCTATTAAATTAAATCCAACCCTCATAATTAGAATCTTTTATGTCAAATATTTCATTCTCTTTGATTGTTACAATATCATCATCATCAAACGGATAGTTTGAAGCGTCATCAGTATCACCGTTTTCTTCGATATATGATGTGAAATCCCACTGAACCCATACTATGATAAGTTCCCCGCCTTCTATTTTTGCCGCTAACGCTTCCCATGTATTTTCTCTGTCAGGGTAGCAACCGTGATATGCTTCTTGGATAATGGTATAGCCTTTACACTTACCATATTTATTTTCATTTTCTTTTAATGTTTCTGTGATCTCTTTTTTTGTTGTCTCGATTGCTTTTGTCATTTTATCCGCTCCTTGTTAATCGTTTATGTTTCCCTCACTCTCTAAATTCAGTATCTCACATTATTTTAAAAGTGTCAAGGACATAAATACAATAAGCATTGATTTTTTATAAAAAAAATTACAAATATGGTTTATAATCAAAAAATAAGAGGGTTTATGGCCTACCTATCATCATCAAAACGAGAAAGAATTCTTCTACAAATAGAAAAGATAGACACTCTACTTGAAGCTTCATATGATGCGTTCCTTGCTGCTTCAGGCACTGAGGTTAAAAGATACCGCTTTGATTCTTCTGAGGCTTCGCAACAAGCTGAACTAAGAGACCTTGACGAAATGCTTGATAATATAGACCGGCTTGAAAAAAGACGTGATTCTTTAATTAGAAAATTAAACGGAACAGGTGTTGTAAATATTAACCTGAGGAGAAAAAACTAAAATGGATGACACTACATTTAATGCCCCTGAAGAAAACAAAACCGTTTTTAAGGTTTTCGGATTACCTGTTTTTTCAAAAACTGAAATTAAAACAGTGAAATATGATACAACTGAATTATATGAAAATTTGAGCGAAAAAATATCAACGGAGCTGATTGATAGTTTAAAAAAGGTTGGTGTTGTTAAATGAGAAAACCATTTGATAAAGTCGCTGATGCGCTTGCACCGACAATACAGGCTATTAATGGTCGTGGTGGCTCAAGTCATTATGGTGGCCGTTCTGGTGGTGCTGGTTGGGATTTTGGGCTATCTGCATCAACAAATAATCTTATACTCGATCACCATGCGCTACGGCAAAATGCAAGAGATGCCTGTCACGATAGCTCACACGCCCGGGCAGTCGTATCCAGAATGGCTGATTCGATTGCTGGTAGCGGTATTATTCTTGAACCAGCTCCAAAAACAGAATTATTGGGTATTAGCATTGAAGAGGGCGAAAAATGGGCTGAAGATGTCGCAAGCCGGTTTGATTTGTTTGCTGGAGATAAAAAACAACATCGATCAGAACAAATGAATCTTTATCAGGCTTCAAGATTTTACGAAATCAATAACCATCGTGATGGTGAAGTTTTCGCACGTCTTTTTTATTCGAAAGATTCCGAATTATTAAATCCTTTACAAATTGAATTTCTTGACCCAAATCAGATAAGGGGTGACGCTTTTACAAGTATAGCAGGCCCATACGGACAGGAAGACGGCATAATCAGAGATAGCAGAGGTAGAGAAAAAGCATATAAAATATGGGTTCGCAATGAAAACGGAAAATATAAATTTGTGAAAATTCCTGCGAAGGGAGCAAAATCAAAAAGAATCTTTATGCTTCATGGTTTCGCACCTGAGTTCCCCGGACAAACAAGGGGATTTTCAAGATTATCACATGCGCTACAGGAATTTGAAAATATAACAGATTTTACATCGGCTCAGATTAAAAAAGCAATTAATCAGAGTAATATAACGATGTACACAAAGCCAAGCCCTAACAATCCTGCATCGAATCCACTTGAAGGTATTTTGAATGCTCATGGTGGGGCCGGGCCGATTGTTGAACAATTCGGAGCAAGTCCAAATCCATCAGCGACAGCGCAAAGCGTAACGGATGATTCTGTCAGGCCTGTTGTAAATTATACTCCTATGCCTGAAGCAACAATGAGCACACCTGGTTCAGTTGGTGTTTTTAATCTTGAAGAAGGTGAAGACCTACAGCCATTTAAAAATACGGCTCCATCAGAAGGTTACAACGTTTTTATTGATTCGTTTGTTTCTCACTTGTCAGCGTCGTTTTCAATGCCAATTGAAGTTCTTTTGATGAAATTTAATTCTAATTATTCTGCCAGTCGTGGGGCGCTTCTTCTTTTTTGGAAAGTCGCAGAAATATGGAGACACGAACAGATATCTGATTTTCTTGATCCTATTTATTCAATGTGGATGTCAGAAGAAATAGCAAGAGGCACAATAACAGCTCCCGGTTGGTCAAATCCTGTTTTAAGGGCCGCTTGGCTTAATAGTAGATGGATAGGGCCAGCAATGCCGAATATAGACCCTCTTAAAACTATGTCTGCGGATAAAGGATATATTGAAATTGGAGCAACGACACAGGATAGAGTAGCAAGAGATTATAACGGATCGTCCGGAAAAACAAACAGAGCTATAAATACAAGAACATATAAAGAAACTCCAGAATCACCGTGGAGTAGAAAAAAAGGAGCTTAATCAATATGCCAAATCCACAAACAGATATAGATTGTCCTAAAGGTGAATGGAAAGAGGTTGCTACTAACGTTATCGGCGGTCAGATAATTCCACACGATACCGGCGCTGATTATTATGCAACTTATCGTGTACAGCCTGTTGTGACACCTCCTAATGCAATCGATAATCCACCTGAAACAGAGGGTCAAAGATTTTCAGGGCCGACTCCTATTTATACGAAAGAAGGTGAGATACACACCATTTATGTTTTTTGTAAAAGAAATGCCGGAACGGTGGAAATGAATGTCTAAATTTATCGGCAATGGAAATGGCTGGTTGTATCAGACCAATTTTATCGGAAATGGTTTTATTGGTGATATTGATGATTCAATTTATCTTGTTTTGAATGGTGAAATTCCTTATCCGGCAAAGTATACCCGATTAGACAAGGCATGGAACAACGCCGGTGATGAATTTGCCACAGACGAGCCGCCTTTCGAGACGATCGACGGTGAGAAAAGGTTCTTGCAGTCTGAGGGGACTAATAAGTGTGAATGTAACGGGGAGCCTGATGGTGATTTAACTGGAATACCTGTTGTTACATTTATAGCTAATGACCCGCTTTTAGGGGCGTGCTATGAAGCAAACAACATTCTTGGTGCTACATCTTTATTTGTTGACACTGCTGGTGAAACAGGCAATACAAACCCACATACTTTATCAGTTGTGGCTTATGTTTATGATGGCAATGACGGGGACATAAGGTATAATGACAGTGTAGGCGGTATTACCATATTTACTAACACAAGTGTTGAACTTATTACCTTGAGTAATGCAACTCCGTCAGCTGCAAACAGAAGACTCAGGGTCACAGCCAGACCATTTTCAGTGGTTCGGTTTAAGTTGATGCAGTTAACAGAAACAACATACCAACTACCAACAATAGTAAGCTCCAAAGACGGCCCAGTAACAGTCAACAAAGGCACAACCAGCCTGCTGTCAGAAGACATCGCAGATGCTTGTTATAATTTTGATAACAGTTCAGCAGACTGTATAACTACGACGATTAACCCAAGCATACATATAACAGGTGATTTCTCTATAGATGTGAGTATAAAAAGAAAAACATACAATTCCCAAGCAAGGATATATGAAGCAGATGGTGGAGGGAGCAACCGGTTTTACCTCAGAGAAGGTGCCACAGATGGTGAAATAGTCTTGGGCTTATATTCGTGGACTGCTACAGTCCCAGCAATAATAGATTCTGACGCTGCAAAATATACAATCGAATTAATTGGAACACATGGCAAATTATTAAAAAACAATGTAGTGATAGCGGAAGAGTTAAGTATTATAATTGATATACCAAATAGCCCTATCATTATTGGTGCAGATTCATCTTGCCTAAATAATTTTGATGGTTATATATGGGACTTTCCAATAAAAGATGGTTCAGGAAATTTCATAGAGCACTATAAACTATCACAATATCGAGAAGATACATTCGTAAAAGGTGAATACGGAAATCATGGAACAGCATCGAGAAACGTAAACCTAATATTAGCAGAAAACCAAGGATTCGGATACCCGGTAAACGAGACAGCAAGAAAACCATGGAGCTATACAACAGATGATGGTG